AAAAGCCCCAGTCCGACCGAACAGACTGGGGCAAGTAGGCGTTTCGACAATCCACGGGGCTGGGCCTGCAAGCGGCCTACGCAAAACTCGCGCCGCATGTAAGCCAAGAACCATTTCTTGACCTGGTTATTATGCCACAAGTTAAGTCGTTATTGAATATCTCCCCGACCAAATGTGATGTTTTTTTCTGCTCGAATATCTTGATTCCGCCAGCACCAGATCTGGCCATTCTGTTGGAAACAGACCCAGACTAAGTCGTGATCGACGCCGTAATCTATGACGACATGCGCCAGGGCTTTCCCATTTGGGGTTTCAACAGGCAGTGCAGGATTAAGCTGTAGCATCATTTTGCGTATTCCTCATCTATTGGGAAGGGTTTCAGGACTGAACTGGGGACGTACCAGCGTTCATCTCCAGCACCATGTTTAGCACGGTATTGGGGTAGCATGATATTCTTGGCGAGTTCCCAGCCCCAGACGCGATATGAAGGGCCAACGCCGGTCACCAATACAAATATGTGGTTCGGGTTGTCATCATCATTCAAGCCAAGATCCCAATCGTGCCGGGTGCGTAGCCTGACTTGGATCTTCCCGCCAATGTCCGCCTCTTTGAAGTTATTCACTCGCGGGTCAAAGTAGCGATCCATAAACTTTGCAACTACAAGTTCTCCGACAGCGCCTTGAATGTGCTTCACAAGCGGATCCAGCCTACCGTCTGTAAATTCGTTGCCCAGCTTGCGATTTTTCTCTTGGGCAGCGTAATGTCTCACTGTGCCGGTATTTGCACAATGCAGCATCTCAAGCAGGTTAAGCTTTATCCAATAGGATGTTTGATTGTCTGTCATGGGGATGTTCCTATCCGAACCAGAGGCGAGTAGCAGATCCTCGCATGCTCTTCGCAATACGAGCCTTTCGCCTTTACCTTCCCGCAGAACAGATAATCAGCAGCCTTGTCCCCGCTGACTACATAACGGCAGGATCTGGGAGTAAGCTTCTCCAGTCGGATAGGTCTGTCTGCGCCCTTGCCAGGATCTTTATTGGCGAACAGATCTATGATCTCGCATGCCTCTTGTGGTGGAGGCTGCGGTGTCGAGGCAGGCAGCGGCAATGGCTCCGGCTTTGCAGTCTCACGGGGCGGACGCCGTTTGCAAACCTCATTGCGCCTAGACAGATATTCTAGCGGGACTTTGCCAGCTAAATTCATGCGGTGGAGCTTCCCGGCAATAGCGTTTTTGCTGACGCCGAGATGCATGGCTATTTGTTTGTCGCTGAGACCTTGAGCCCAAAGTTCCAGCATCGTTTCTGTATTTTCATCCATGGTAGTCTCTTGGCTGGGGTTACGGGTCAGATCCTTGGTTGGGCACAGGCTCCAAAAGCATTCCGGCAAACGCAAGATAATTGATGCCGTCTACATAATGATCCTTGTTGCCCCTATCGTCGTCAAGCCTGGCAAGCTTTACCGCGTGAAGGATCAAGGCAATCTCATGGGGTGTAATTTGCACACCGCAAATGGTTGACGCGATTACCGCTGCCCGCTCCATGCAAGGGCGGATGTTCCCATATGTGTCATTGCGTTCACCAGCTATGTTTAGCGCCTCATTCATTATTTCAGCGTAGTGCATACTCAAACCCTTTTCGTGACAGTTGCATAGGAACGCCGGGGCGCATCTGTGTCATGGTCAGCTTCCGGATCCATGTACTCTTGGGCCTTGCCAATCCATGATGTGTTGATGATGATGTTGCCGCGATCTTGCCACCAAACCTCACCATCAAGATGCTTCCGGCGATAATAAATGCGGAAGATCATGAACTCTTGCTTGTTCAGCAGAGAACACAATTCCTCTTGAGAGTTAACCGGATAGTCGAGCGTTAACTGATGAATGTCCATGCCTTGTGCGCTGGGCATGTTCATGGTGACTAAGAATCGCATGCGCTTTCATCCTTGTTTCTCAAAACTACAGTACCATCCATGCGCTTTTTGAATTTGGAGAAGCGCCCACCAGGAAGCGGTGATTTGGATCTTGATGCTCCGATATGCTTTTGATGCTTGCGTTTTACCCGAGCGATCATGGGCATATCAACAGTGCTAGTATGAACCCTATGACACTTGCGATGAGCAACGAGCCAATTGCTTTCATCGTCCTTGCCACCAGCCTCAAGAGGAATCTCATGGCTTACGTCCCATTCTTGGCCGGGAAGCACTTTCATGCTGCACATATGGCAAACGCCACCATGCCGCATGAAAATGTCCGCCCTCATTTTGGCTGTGATGCGAACCCGCTTCATCAGTGGACCGACTCTTCTTCATCATCGCCATGGTAAAACTCATGGATGCTGTTAAGCACATTGTGCATGAAGGTCGCCGCCATGGCTTTAGCAGCTACAGGCCCGGGGTCGCTTTCCAAAATCATTTTCATAAACGTAAAGTTTATGACAGCTAAAGCGGTAGGCGGCTCAAGAACAGACAGAGTCTTCTCCACCTTTTTTGAGGCTTTCACTACTTTGTCGGCTTCTGTTTCAATATCAATCATGTCATAGCCTCATTTCTGCGCGTTTAGATGCTTCTATTGACTGCCATTCGCTAAACTTCATGCGGATGTATTCTAGTTTCACTTTCAGGAATGCTGCTTTTTCGCGAGCCTTTACCATGTTTACAATAAATTCTTCCCATTGGTTGGAAGCTTTTATCTGCATCTCAGCCCGGCTCACCGGCATATCCCCGAGCGATACCATCATCCTCGATAGCACCGCGCTCTTTGTCTCCTCTAAAAGAGAGGCCGCAGAATCAGCATCTACATATGCTTTCGCAACGATACGGTACTGTTCTGAAAGCGGCAAATTGCTGTCCACGGCCTCACTCCTCAAAACGGGATAGAATCTTCTTCAAGATCTACAGAGTAGGAATCCTGACGTTTCTCAGCAGGCGGATTCTTGGGCGTCACCGAGAAGCTGATCCACTTCTCGCCATTCTTATCAGTCTTGCTCCAGGCGCTCACCCAGTAGTCAACACCGCCAATCTTAGCCCCACCCGTCAAGGGAGGGGACTTGTCATTCTTGGGGTTCTTGTTCTTGAAGATCGAACCCTGATTGTCACGCTGTTCAAATGCCATCTGTCTTCTCCTCTAATTGCTTGATCTTGCTTTCCAACTCTCCGATGAACGACACGATCTCCATCTCAAGCTGGTTGATATATGCCTCATCGCGGGGCACCCGCTTGATGAAGATCTGCATCTTCTCCGGTACACGGGGATCGTATGATACAAAGTCGCACCACTTGCGACCCGTGCAGGCCATCTGCCATTGCATTTGGGTGGCGTATCTTCCTGGTACGGTGTCAGTAAGAATAGTGTCTAGATGGGTTGCCGTCAGAGGGCATTTGATCTCAACAAGGCCATCATCCCCAACCAGGCCATCAGGCGATGCCCCAGCCATTTCAATAGACTTGTGGGGGACGAACCCAACCTCAACAACAAGCGAGCCTGATACCCCCTCATAGGCATCGCGGGCTGCTGGTTCTTGATCCGTCCCCCACTGCATTGCGGCGTTTGTAAAGGACGGACCCTGCATCCCCGTCAAACGCTCGCAAAGAAGTTCCGCCAGATAGTTGGCGCGTGAAGTGCTATAGCCAGTCTTGGTCTTGGCTACGATGTCGGCAACGCGAGATGCAGTTACCTTGCCCAAACGGGCGGCGTACCATGCGGGAGTGCGCTGTTCCATTATTTTCCCCTAGCGAGTTCAGCTTGTTTCAGAGCGTCTCTTGCAATCCATTGAATGCAGACTTCTCCATCTTCATCGCAGCAGTCTTCTTTGCATTGGCATGCGATTTGGTAGAGTGCATCCTCATAGATTTGGGCGGATGTAGCTACATTCTTGAATATGCCCTGATAGTCGATATCGGCTTCTGACATTTTGCTCATTTGTCTTCATCCTTTTTGGAGGCATCGACAGCATTCGCGATTGCTTTGAGATCCTTTATGGCCTCTTGGGTGAAAAGTTTGCGCTCTTCGGCATCAAGGCCGCGCCACATGTCATTGAGAGCGGTCATGCCCTTTTCGGCCTCTTTCTTGGCGCGGATGGCAAGATCCCGCACAACTTTAGGATCATGCTCCTTCACCGGCTTTGCAATCTGGGCGGCATTGCCATCATCATCATCAGCGGCAAGGTTTGCGATCGACATCAGCGCATACCGGCGAGCATATGATATGCCCGAACCAATAGGGTGGGGTTCGTGCTTTACCGGCATGAAGAGTGTCTCGGCCATGAACTCCCCCGATACATGGAGGAGCATGGTTTCGACCTCAACGCCGCCCTGGACGGTGCGGGGGAACTGGGCAACTGACAGGCCATTGTCAGCAAATGGCTGACGGATGGCGGCGCGGACTGACGACAGGTCAGCGTACTTGGACTTGTAGAAGTCGTTCTTGGTATCCTTTACCGCATCTTCAATCTGGCCTTGTGCGATAGAAAGAGCGGCGGCGAGTTGGTTGATTGTGTCTGACATTTTCATTGGTTGGGCTCCTTATTCTGACCACATGCCTTCACGGGCGCATTCATCGAAGATATCGTCCATCAACTTCTGATCTTTATGGAGATCATTGCGGAGCATGACGGCATTGGGGTGGTTATCTGTGCGTCCAGAGTAAAACTCGCAACTCACAGTCTTGTCGGTTATGGCGTCATATACATCGAGCGTGAAGCTGTAAATGTACGGACTACCATCAACATGGTCGATATCGATATCCAGTTCGCCGGTAAGAAAAACGTGATCCGGCATCTCATGTTCGTCAAGTTTGTATCCGATTGGTACTAGGCGCATTTCTCTATCTCCCGTATTAGGGTGTCTTTTTCTCGCATGCTACCTGATTCGTGTCAACAAGTAATTTGACTTTCCCAAAAAATCATCCATAATGCCCCCATGAGACAGGATCGAAGCCAAGTTTTGAAAGATGTTTTCGCGCATTATGGGTCTATCACGGCCCTTGCGCGTGAGCTTGGCATTACCAAGGCTGCGGTCTCGTCCTGGAAGCAGGTGCCGATCAAGCATCTGTTTAAGATTTCTCGTGAGGCCGGGATCTTACGTGCTAAGTTGAGGCCTGATCTTTATGAGGAACCTTGAGCATGGCTAGGTGGTCTCAAGAGCAGGTAGCATTTTTGACGGAAAATTATCCAAAATTTGGCCGTGAAAAATGTGCTGAACTTATGGGCATGACCGAATCAAAAATTCGAATGAAAGCGAGCAGGCTTGGCCTAACAGCTAGAGGTGTTAGCGATGCTTGGAAAAAGAAGCAGGAAGAACATGCAGAAAAATTGACCGGCAGAAAAAGGCCCGAGCAAGCATTGGTTATTAAAAAACTGCATGAAGAGGGCAAACTAATAAAAAATGACGAGCAAAAACTTGCCATCAGTGTGCGAATGAAAAAACACATTGCCGAAAACGGGCACCCCAGAGGTTCTCTGGGGATGGTTCATACTGAAGAAACAAAAAAAATAATTGGTCAGAAAAGTTCTGAAAATTGGGCGTCTTATTCGGATGATAAAAAACAAGAAATTTTAGAAAAATCTTCAAGGACCCGTGCCACGAATGGTAACTATGTTCAAGAGCGGCCTAATGCGTCATGGAAAGCGGCTTGGCATGAAATTGGCGGTGTGCGCAAATATTATCGTTCAAAATGGGAATCAAATTATGCTTATTATCTTCAATGGTTGAAAGAAAAAGGCGAAATATTGGATTGGAAGCACGAGCCAAAAGTTTTTTGGTTTGAGGGGATTAAAAGGGGAACCGTAAGTTATCTACCAGACTTTCTTGTCATTGAAAAAAATGGCAAGGAAACTTATCATGAAGTCAAGGGATGGATGGATGACCGGAGTAAAACAAAAATCAGTCGAATGGCGAAATATCATCCCGATGTTACACTTATCGTGATAGATAGCAAAGCGTACCAATCACTACGAAAATCGGTATCCAAAATCGTACCTGGTTGGGAGTAAACATCAATAGTCACAATCGAAACCATAACACTAGGTGATACAGATGAACAAACAGGAACTAGCCCTCATCAAGATTGAGGAAGCGTTCGGCAAAATCACTGGCACGTTCGATCAGCGGATGGCTAAAGTGGTCCGGGCGGAAAAGCGCCGCATTGAAACAAGGCTTGCAGACCGCAGAAAGAAACGTGCCGCCCAGCGAGCTGAGTTAATCGCGCAAGGCCTACCTATCCGCAAGAGCCTGTTAGATGCTGAGATCCGCAGCACGAAAGCTATCTTTGAGATCCCCGAGTTTGTGGTAGCTACCCAGGATAGATCCCACCTGTTGGCCTATGTCGCGGATCTCGACAATCTGAAGATTCATTTGGAAGAGTACTGCAAGTTCCTGGTGGGGCTCAAGGAAAGCAATAACCTCATATTGTATGACACAGCCTATGAGCTACTACCTAAAGCACAGAAGCTTCTATCTCTTATGCATATCTACAAGGCCCATCCTGATGACGCTATCAAGCGAGCACATAACATTGTGAACCCACCTGCCAGTCAGGAAGCTGAGAAGGTTTAAGAGCCCCAACCACAAACAACTAATGGAGAAGAAAGATGAGTGATCTACTTTTGAACTTTTTTCTTGGGTTCATTGGCGGGGCTGTAGCAGCTTCTGTGATATGGGCGATAGAATTGGGGAGGCATGAATGACTGACATCATCCTGCCACGCCGCAAGTTCCTTACCGGCTTGCTGGGTCTTGTAGCCGCGCCAGCAGTGGTGAAGGCAACTAGCTTGATGCCGGTGAAGCTAGTCGATTTTGGTGATGGTGTTGCGCTTAAGAGCATGGCACATCCCGTTCGCACGGGCGGTGGCATCCGTCTCAGCGAACTGCGTGAGATTCTTATGCCGGGCCTACAGAAGATGGTCGATGACATGTATGAGGATCGCTCAGAGCAATGGGCAAACATATTTAGGAGTGTGTCATGACTAATGATCTTGTGAAGGAGTTGCGTGAAAAAGCATTCCGAACTGAGACGCATGAACTGCTAAACGCAGCCGCCGACCGCATCGAGCAGTTGGAGGAGGCGCTGCGCTTGGCTGATGCCGCTTTAAGTGGCGCAAATATGAATATGAAAATCGTAGAGAAGAAGGTCCGCAAAGCACTGGAGGGGAAAGATGACTGAATATGTCCGCGCTACTATCGTAAATGAAGATGGTTATCAACGGTTAGTTACTACTCCCGTTTCAATGACCGAAACACTGACCCTGCGCGATCAGTTCGCAATGGCGGCGCTGACGGGGTTGCTGGCAAGTTGCAAAACGGATTGCATAGATACTTACGTGCGAGACGCCTATCGAATGGCCGATGTCATGCTTGAAGCGCGAAAGGAAAAGAAATGACAAATAAGACATCAAACGAAGAAATTGATCGTCTCAAGAGCCGTATAGAAAAACTGCAAAATGCGTTGAGGTGGATTTGTGGTTCGGGAACTGTTCAATATGATGAGAACCGTCAGATAGATTTTGTGAGAATGAACTGGAAATATCGCGATCTTGCCAGAAGAACACTTGAGGGAGATTATTGGAAAGATGACCCAGTATATAAGCCTAAAAGCATACAAAGAACATTGTACATCAACATAGGCGCAAATGATGTTTATGTCGAAGCGTTCAGCATAAAAGCAGCAGCAGATTATTGGGCAAACTATCGCGTGAAGAAGCCAATAGCTCGCTTGATGGTCGATGTGGAATACAATGAAGGAGACGGAGTCGATGACTGATGATCTTGAGCGCCTGCGCAGGGAAGCCCACAGCGCGCCGCATCATGGCGTGGAAGCAGGGCGCTTTGTTTCCGCTGCTCATGCTGTTGCGGCTGATCGCTATATGGAGGCGCGTCAAAAAGAGATAGCACTGGCGTCATTAAAGGATCGCATCGAGCAGTTGGAGGCGGCGCTGCGAAAGATCGCTGCGCTTGGTTATTGGGACGGCGACAGCGCGATGAGCATCGCTCGCAAAGCACTGGAGGATAAATAGCATGAATGGGCCAGATGTCTTCATCGAAGAAATAAGTGGCAATTGCCCTGTTCAAGGAACAGGTACTATTGATTATTACGGCTTTTATTTCCGCGCTAGAGGAGCTTACTGGAGCATTGAAGTTTATCACGGTGAAAAAGAACCCTGGGAGTATGGCGAAGATTACGGGTCTTGGCCCGACGCCGGGTGGATGCCACTCGAAGAAGCGCAGCAGTTCATCATCAAAGCCGCTAAAAAATTTCATAACCGCCCTGAATTGTCTTACGTGAAAAAGCTGGAAGCGGCGTTGCGAGAGATAGCGTGTAATGGCAGTGATGATTGTGCCGCAGCCATTTGCCGGTTGGCACTGGAGGGGAAAGATGAGTGACTACATACAAATACTAATGAACATATGCTTCACCATGGTAACCGGCGTTGTGATCGTCGGTTGCCTGGGTGCGATTCTATTCTTCTGCCTGATGATTTGGCAGATGATTGACGACCACCTCTATTGAGATTTGCCGCCTTCAATCACTTTCAAATCTGCGGTCGATGTAGATTTGATTGACGCACACATTTTGCGCATCATTGTGTAGGTCAGCTCTTTAGCCGTCAGGTCATTGGCAACCTCAATATGACGCGCAAGATGCACAAATGCATAAGCTCGTTGCGCCACTGGATCATCAACTATAGTGACATCACTATCATCGACCAGCTCGACAATGTCGTCGTCATTCCCGCTCATGTGTAATCTCCACTGGAAACCAATCATGGTCGTCTATCGGTCTTGAATTGGTCTTCATGTAATGGATGCTGGGCTCGCGGTGAAAGGCCCGGTGACGATCTCGTTCAAGATCCCGGATCCGTTCCTCCATATGGGCGATCTTCAGATTGAGCGTGATCAACTCACGAGCCATCTCATTCTCGGTGTCCATGGGGCCATATTTTACCCGAAATTCCATTCGCAGCTCCTCGGCGAATGAGTGCATGGCATCTAATCTCATCCATACTTGTCCTGTAATGTCGCCATGTCGATGAAGCGATGTGAGATGATATGGCCTGATTGTATAGCTAGTTCATAGATTCCATACGACCAACCAGAAGTGGCTGTCCCCGCATATTTCGCGACATACCCGTCTGGCATGGCGCTGCCCAAGTTGAGAACCTCGATGCTATTATTGATTCCGATCTTGGGCGTCTTCCGAAAGGTGGAACGGTGAGTGTGGCCGAACACGATGCTGTGCGTTGCGTGATTGGCAATCTGATTCTCACTGTTCTGTCCACCATACGGCTTCCCCATGATGTTCTTGGGTACATGAGTGAACCCCACCCCGTCAATGAACAGCCACTGCCCGTATGGGTGCAGCCGCCAACGGTATCGGGCGCATAGATCCTCAAACTGTGTATACAATGTTGATACAGTCTCCGGGTTCTTGTTCTCGAACCGGCAGATCCGATCCTCATGGTTACCAGCCGTCAGCTCCATGGGGATATTAAGGTCTTTGATCTCTTTAAAAAAGAGGCACATGGCCTCTTCACAACTTTCCAGATCTGATTTGAATGATGGCCGCAAGGCGTGGCTTACGCTGCCAGGCGCATCATGGGTAGATACCGA